TGCTCGAAAGCACATGGCAGAATGATCTGCGCCGAGGATTCGAGGAGTGTATGCGCGTCCTCCATCCCTACGGCGTGTTGATTTTCAAATGGTCGGAAGATCAGATCAGCACGGCGGACGTTTTGAAGATTATTCCTAAACAGCCGCTCTTCGGGAATCGGAGAGGAAAGACAATCTGGATGGTGTTTATGAAATTTCCGGAGGAATAACAAATCTACGCGGAAAACGAGATGAAGGAGTGGAGATCATGAGTAAAAGGGACGAGGCGGGCGGCAGTGCGGGACGTGCGGATGAGTACCCAGGGGCGGTTGTGCCGGACGAGGATATTCCGTTTTGAGGAGGGTGAAAAATGCCAAACGAATTGTATGTTTATGGATTCGGCGAAGATTGGGAGCGTGGAGATGCGGACTTCCCAAGCGTAGAAGAGGCGTTGGCTGATGCGCAAAAGAAGGGGGACGGATATGAGACGGTCAACATCGGGCGTCAGGAGGTATTTGAGTTCCGTGTAGACGGTAATGCCGTACTTGATAAGATTGACGACGATGTGGATGCAGAAGGGATAGAGGTCGACTTTTTCTGGAACATGGATCTTCTGAAAGAGGATATCGACGATCTGTCAGAAATGCTCACACAAACATTTCGTGCATGGGCGGATAAGCACGGATGTGCGAAGTTTGTTGAGTACATCACGGATGTCAAAAAATATGACCTTGCAACAGGGCGGCAGGTATAGGAGGAGAGCGTATGGCAAAACTCACACTTGCCGAGCGGAGTGCAAAGGTCGAGTGAGAGAAAAGAGCGGAGCAGTATCGCTCTTTTGGTGCGTGTGGACAAGATTGGACAAGATTGGACAAGATTGGACAAGATTGTACAGGAGGAATCACCTTGCTTGAGAACGATGCAGCCTTGCAGATGGCAGATGAGATACGACAGGATCGCAAACAGGCAGAATTCATGCTGCTGAACTATACGGAGGAACTGAAAACATATCGCCTAAAGCGTGAGGAGTATGTACGGGGGAACAACGTACAGGGCGGTGGTGGGAATCTGCCGGGGCATCCGACGGAGGCGGAGGCTCTGCGCGGTGTGAAGTTTGACGAGACCTATCCTGCCTATACATGGCTGCGGGCGGTGGAGTTTGTAGAGCGCGGGCTTTCGGAGCGTAAGAAGATATTCCTCGATGCACGGCGCAAGGCATCACGCGACAAGACAGGCAGAGGACGTAAGGCGTGGCTTGTTCGCACGCAGATGATATACTGCGAGGCGATACGGGAGCGGTTTCTCAATACGGAGTTCTTCACATCTGAGCGAGTACTAAAGGATATGTGGAGGTACATCGTTGATCGTACCGTTGAGGCATATCTAAAACTGGAACAAAATAAATTAAATAGACGCGTCCCATAAAGCTGTTTTTCGGTGCTAAAATGCTATTGTGGGTAGTTTGGAGATGAGCCAAGCTGCCGCGAATTACCTCCTACATCCCTTCACGGTAGGCCGTCTCAATCGAGGCGGCTTTTCTCGTGGGGCGAGATGTAAGTTTTGGCGATTTTTTATAGGTCGTCGGCAGGAGATATAAATTTTATAGGGGATAGAGCGCGGTACTGCGGGAAACGCTCGGAGGACACAGCTGCGGCGGTGTCCTTTTTGATTGCAGAGGAGGCGGATGTGTGGACGATATTACCCTGCTTCATGGGGACTGTTTCGAGCGGATGAAGGAGATAGCGGACGGTAGTGTCGATATGATTCTCACCGATCCGCCGTATGGTGTGACGTGCTGCGCGTGGGACAAGGTGCAGGCGTTTGAACCGATGTGGGAGGAGTACCGACGTATGATCAAGCCGAACGGGTGTATTGCCATCTTTGCGGGCGAGCCGTTCTCCTCGGCGCTCATTCAATCCAATCTCAAAATGTACCGTTATGAACTCATTTGGAAAAAGAATCAGGCATCGGATTTTCTCAACGCCAAACAAAAGCCGCTTAGGATTCATGACAAGATTCAGATTTTCTATCAGAAGTCCCCTGTCTATCATCCACAGAAAACAAAAGGGAAGCCCTACCACAGGTCTGTATGCCCCGCATTGCGTGAGATGTACCGCGAACTGGAAGAGCGTGAACGTGTCAATGCTACGGGGGAGAGGTATCCGACCACTGTGATTCATTTTCCAATGGAGCGGGGAGAACACCCGACACAAAAGCCTGTTTCGCTCCTCGCGTGGCTGATTCGCACGTACACGAACGAGGGCGACACGGTTCTTGACTCCTTTATGGGCAGCGGTTCAACGGGTGTTGCCTGTGTGCAGGAGGGGCGGCGGTTCATCGGGATCGAGCGCGAGGATAAGTATTTCGAGGTGGCAAAGCGGCGCATCGAGGAGGCGCGGGGCTTGTTTGTGTAAGAATGTGCAGAGGAGGTGGCAGATTGCGGCAACTGATGGAAAATTTTTGTGTGGAATTTGTGCGGTGCGGCAATGCCACCGAAGCCTACAAACGCGCGGGATACAAGGTACGTTCAGACAATACGGCTGCTGTTTGTGCCGCCAAATTGCTAAGAAAGGCTAAGGTGCAGCAACGTATCGCAGAACTTCGCAGGGAAATGGATTCGCACAAGATTATGGATGCCGCCGAACGGCGCGAACTACTCACGCAATTCGCCCGTGATGAGGAGACGGCAAAGCCAGATCGTCTCAAAGCAATGGATCTCCTCAACAAGATGGACGGGGTCTATATCAATAAGACGCAGGTAAGTGGGGCGGATGGTGCTCCTTTGACATTTCGATGGGAGGGCGGCACATGAGTGAGATTGTCATACCATATACGCCGCGTCCGCTCTGGCGCGACACGATTCACCCCGCGCTTTCGAAGAACCGTTTTGCGGTGCTCGTGTGTCACCGCCGTTTCGGCAAGACGGTCGGCACGGTGAATGAGATGATAAAAAAGGCGGTGCTCAACGAGAAGAAAGCACCTGTCTACGCCTATGTCGCGCCGTTCCGCAATCAGGCGAAGCGTGTGGCGTGGGAGTATCTGAAATACTATACGAATCCGATTCCGAATCGCACGGTGAATGAATCGGAGCTTTATATCGAGCTTCCTACGCGGTGTCGTGGTTCGCCGGGCGCAAGGCTCTATATCATCGGGGCGGATCATCCCGATGCGCTGCGCGGGATTTATCTCGACGGGGTGATTCTCGACGAGTATGCGGATATAAAGCCCGAACTCTGGGGCGGTGTAATTCGTCCTGCGCTCTCTGACCGTCAGGGATGGGCGGTGTTCATCGGAACGCCGAAGGGACAGAATCAGTTTTATGAGATGTACCAACACGCGGAGAAATCGGCGGGTTGGTATTCCTGCATTTACAGGGCGGATGAGACGGGGGTGCTTCCCGCCGAAGAACTCGCCGATATGAAAGCGCAGATGACGGACATGGAGATTCGGCAGGAGCTTCTCTGTGACTTCACAGCCTCTGCCTCTGATGTGGTCATCCCGATTGACCTTGTCACGGAGGCGGCGGGGAGACTGCTGAAAGACGAGGATGTACAGGGGCAGCCTGTGATCCTCGGTGTGGATGTGGCACGGTTCGGCGATGACCGTACTGTGCTGTGCATCCGTCAAGGGCTGTGGCTCAAAGATGTGCGCACGTTTCAAGGGCTCTCCACAATGGAGGTTGCAAGCCGTGTGATTGACTGTATCAACCAACATCATCCGCACGCGACCTTCATTGATGCAGGGGCAATGGGGGCGGGCGTGATTGACCGTCTGCGGCAGCTGCGCTATCAGGTGTCTGAGGTCAACTTCGGCGAGATGGCGATGGACGCAGCGCGTTATGCCAATATCCGTGCGGAGATGTATTTTAAGTGTCGCGCATGGCTTGAGGCAGGCGGTGCAATCCCGCAAAATGCACAGCTCAAGACGGAGCTTTCGACAATCGAGTACAAGTTCAATCCGAGCGGGCGCATTCTCTTAGAGCCGAAGGACAAACTAAAGGAACGGACAGGGAAAAGCCCTGATCTTGCCGATGGGTTTGTCCTGACGTTCGCCCGGCCGGTTTATATAAATCCGTCTGCGGGTGGCATGGGAGACGATGCCGCAGGAGCAGAATATGATCCGTTTGCGGATATGTGACCTTCTGACAGGAGGAATGAATATGCAGTTTGATTTGCAGCGATTCGGCGGGGGCGGCGGTGGCGGCGGGAGTGCGCCGCCGACGAAAATCAGTGCGCCGGGGTCTACGGCTGCGGCGACAATTGACAGTGCAACGGCGGGTGAGCGGCAGTCCATCCATGACAAGCTCGCCAAGGCAAAAGGGCGTGCGTCGACGGATAAGACGGGTGGGACGCTCGGCGGCATGTCGGATATGATGGGGAGCATCAAAAAGGCTCTGTTGGGTGAGTGATTGCTATGGCACAGATGCCGAAAGCAATACAGGAGATGCTGCGCGATGCGGACATCGTTCGCCGTAAGAAAAACATCGTCCAACAGATGATGACGGAGCGCACACAGTTCGAGGGGACATGGAAACAGCTCAGCAGATACATCAATCCGATGCGGGGACGGTTCGACGAGGACAAGATGCAGGACGGCAGACGGCGCGATTACTGTCTGCTTGACCCGTACCCGATGGAGGCGAGCGGCAAATGTGCGGCAGGGCTGCATTCGGGGCTGACATCGCCGTCACGTCCGTGGTTTGCGCTCGGGCTTCAGGACAAGGAGCTTGCGGAGTATCATACAGTCAAACTCTGGCTTGAGGAGTGTCAAGATGTACTCATGGGGATTTATGCCAAGAGCAACATCTACAACATGCTGCTCAACATCGAGGCGGAGCTTACGCAGTTCGGCACGGCGGCGGCACTCCTTCTTGAGGATTTCAATACGGGTGTGTGGGCGCGTCCCTATACTTGCGGAGAGTATGCGGGTAATGTGGATGCACGCGGGCGCGTTGTGCAGTTCGCACGCAGGTTCAAACTCAACGCGTGGCAGATGGTGGATGAGTTCGGCGAGGATGTTGTGAGTGATGCGGTGCGTCATGCGTACCGTGCAAAGAATCTCAAAGACTATTTTCCTGTGACAATGCTCATTGAGAAGAATGCCGACTATCGCCCCGATTCCAATGCGCTTTTGAACTTCAAATACAAATCCTACTATTTCGAGGATACGCAGACCGACGTGTTTTTGAAGGTCAGCGGCTATCACGAAGTCCCGTTTCTGATGCCGCGTTGGACGGTGGTTGCCAATGGGATTTACGGTGTCGGTCCCGGGCATAACGCACTCGGGAACTGTATGCAGCTGCAGAAGATCGAGAAGATCAACTGTCGTCTGCTTGAGCATCGCTCTGACCCTGCGCTGATTGTCCCGTCCTCTGTGGGGAAGGTCAACCGTCTTCCAGGCAAAGAAACGCTCGTCCCCGACAACCTCATCAACGGGATTCGCCCGCTCTATGAGGCGACGGGGGATCGCGGCGAGGTCATGCAGACAATCCAGTACAAGCAGCAGCAGATCGGCGCGGCATTTTACAACGATCTCTTTGTGATGCTTGCACAGCAGGACAACCCGCAGATGACGGCGCGTGAGGTTGCGGAGCGACACGAGGAGAAGCTGCTCATGCTCTCTCCTGTATTGGAGCAGATGCACAACGAGGTGCTTGCACCGCTCACACGGCGTGCGTTTGAAATTTGTTATCGCAACGGTCTTTTGCCGCCGCTGCCCGAAGAACTGAGGGGACAGGAGGAGAGTATCAAGGCAGAATTTATCTCACTTCTTGCACAGGCACAGAAGGCTGTCGGGACAAATGCGATGGAGAAAACGCTTGCGATTGCAGGAAACCTTATGGGTGCATCGCCCGATGTTATGGATAATCTTGACCTTGACGCGGCAATCCGTGCGCATGCACAGATGTCCGGCACGCCCGAAACGATCATGCGCGATGAGCAAGAGGTACAGAAGATGCGCGAGCAGCGTGCACAGCAGATGCAGCAGGAACAGCAGATGCAGCAGGCGGCAGCGATGGCAAAGCCCCTCAAAGATAGTGTGGAGGCGGCGCGGCTCCTCTCGGAAACGCCGATCAACGAGAATACGATTGGAAATATTTTGGGAGGTGGTTGATGTATGGATTTCGCTGCACTGGAACACGTGATGCGGCAATACGACGGTCGCCGTTTTGTATCGGAGGTGCTTGCCCTCTGCGGTGTCGATCAGCACTACACGAGCGGCAACGTGCATGAAGACGCGTTTGCGAGCGGTCGCCGCTTCGTTGGAGAGGAGATTTTACGGCACATTCGCCGCATTGAATCGGTAAGCGAATCTGAGGACGGGCTTGCGCTTGAGTACAAGATGCGCCGCGAGCAGAAGAGAAGAATGGAGGAATCGGAAGATGGACGAGACGACGAATACTAACCCGCAGGGAGGAGAGGGAACACCGCCCGCAGCACCGCAGGGCAACCCGCCCGACGTGCAGCAGGACGCACCTCCTGCAACACCGCCCGTGCAGGACAACCCGTTCGGCTTTCAGCCGCCGCCTGTGCCGGAGACCTACGAGTTCAACCTTCCTGAGGGGCTCACCGTCTCGGATGAGCAGAAGGCGGCATTCACCGCCGTCGCAAAGGAAGCAAAGATGTCGCAGGAACAGGCGAACAGTTTGCTCAAGATGCACGCGGACATTGTGATGGAGCAGCAGCGGCAGGCGGAGGAGATCAAGAATGCGTGGATGAGCGAGTGTGCCAAGAAGGGGCTGAACACTCCTGAGAACCTTGCGGCGGCGAAGATTGCCGTGGACACGTTCGGTGGCAGTGATGCCATGAACGCATTGATCGAGTCGGGGGCGGCATATCATCCGGCGGTACAGGCATTCTTGCAGCGCATTGGTCACCTCATGAAGGAGGACAATGCGCCCGACGGGAAGGCGGCGACACAGCCAACGGCGGCGGATCTTCTTTTTGCGAACAGCAAGTATTAAGAATTGGAGGAATAAAACATGAGTGATTGCGTAACTTTGCAGGATTGGGCAGCGCGTTTCGGTGCGCAGGGGCAGCTCGCGCAGCAGAAGATTATCGAGCTGCAGAGCAAGACGAACCGTATTCTTGACGTGATGCCGTTCAAGCAGTGCAACGAGAAGACAATGGAGACGGCGCTTATCCGTGCGGAACTGCCGGACGTGGCATGGCGTATCATCAACAAGGGGACGAAGCCCGGCAAGTCGAAGAGCAAGACGGAGTCCTTCACTTGCGGCGGCATGGAGGCACTTGCGGAGATCGACGAGAAGCTGATGCAGATTAACGGCAACAGCAACGCGTGGCGGCTCTCGGAGAATGTTGCCTATCAAGAGGCGATGAATCAGAAGATGGCGACGACCTTCTTCTATGGCGACGAAAAGGTCAACCCTGCGGGCTTTACGGGGCTCTCTGCGTACTACTACAGCAAGACGGCACAGGATAAAATCTGGGCAGACCAGATCATTGACGCGGGCGGTACGGGGAATGCACTCACTTCTCTCTGGCTCGTCGGCTACGGGCAGGATACCGTCTATGGCATTTTCCCCGAGGGGACGAGTGCGGGCTTTAAGTACCGCGATAACGGGCGCGTTCAGATGGTCGACAAGGACGGCGGCAAGTATTGGGGCTATCAGTCGCAGTACAACTGGGATATGGGGCTTTGTGTACGTGACCCGCGCTATGTTGTGCGCGTTGCCAACATCGACACGACGCAGTTTGCGGGTGCAGCTGCGGATGCACTTGTCGACAACCTCATCCGTGCCTACAACCAGATCGACAACCCCGACAAATGCACGATGGCGTTCTTTGGCAACCGTGAGGTGCAGACGTACCTTGACATTCTTGCCTCGAAGAAGACGAACGTGCGTCTCTCCATTGATGAGTTCGGCGGCAAGAAGATCACGCACTTCTGGGGCGTTCCGATCCTGCGCTGCGATGCGATTCTCGGCACGGAAAGTAAGATTGTCTAAGGAAAGGAACAAGAATTATGGCTTATATCGACAACGAACTGATTTTTTGCAATGACGTTGCAACGGCGGCATCGGTCACGAGCGGCGTGCTTGACATCGGACTCGGCGGTGCGTTCGTGCATCCGCTCTTCATCGACGTGAAGCTGACCGCGCCGGTCACCTCGGGCAAGGTGGAGACGATCACGGTGCAGTCCTCGGCGACAGAGGCATTTGCCGCGCCCGTGACAGAGATGAGTGTGACCGTTCCGTCTTCGGTCAACCAGACGAAGAAGGCGGCGACGCTTGCACAGTTCTACGCGCCGATTCGTGCGGGCAACCGCTATGTACGTCTCGTGATTGCGGGAACGAACCCGACAGGCGGTAAGCTCACCGCGTACATGAGCACGGGAACGGCGGTGAATCTCTGATGCGGTACCGTGTCAATACGACCTGCCAGTTCCGTAACCGATTGTACGAGAAGGGCGAGGTCGTTGATCTTCCTGCGGAGGTGGAAACACCTCCGTATTTTGATGCACTGGAAGAGACTGCGCAGCCTGTGCAGGGTGCGTCTCATATGACGTATGAGGAGTACAAGGCAATGAATACCTCTCCTGTGGATGAAACACTGCCTACACCGAATACGCCGCATAAGGAGGAAATACCCGTAACAGATGTACCGACGACGGGAAAGAGAGGGCGGAGGAAATAAGGAGTGGGGCTGATGTGTCTTGTCATGCGTCAGCCCCGTTCTCTTTTGGGAGGTGAACCCAATGGATAAGGTTGATGTCTGTAATATGGCACTTTCGCGCATTGGCATTGAGAATATCGAGGTGCTCACAGAGGCAAGCGAACCTGCGCGTGCGTGCAGTCAGTTCTATGACCACTGCCGTCGCGTTGTGCTGCGCAAATATCCGTGGACGTGGGCGACACGCCGTGTGCAGCTTGCAGAGCTCACAGAGAAGCCACAGGGCTTTTCCTACGCCTATCGCTACCCCTCGTCATGCCTTGCTCTGCGTAAGCTCTATAATGCCCGTTTCGACAACATCCCTGCGTATACGGGGTATCAGATTGTCAGCGACACGGCGGGACGCGTCATCTATACGAACGTGTCGAACGTCTCGGCGGAGTATACGGCGGACATCGAGGACACGGGGCTTTTTGATGAGCAATTTATCGAGGCGCTCAGTTGGAAACTTGCGGGGGCGATTGCGTTCCGGCTCACGGGCAATGCACAGATGCCCGGTTACTGCGAGGAGCAGTATACTACGCTATTTTTGGATGCTGTGGCGAATAATGAGGATGAGCAGAACGCGGAGGAGAAAGAACCATATTCGCTCATTGCGGCGCGTTTCGGAGGTGACATCTGATGGCAGGCGGTCAAATGTATCCCTTGAAGCCGAGTTTTGCAGGTGGGGAGCTTACCCCTGCGCTCTACGGACGCACGGATTTACAGAAATATGACGTAGGCGCGTCGACCTTGAAAAACATGATCGTTCTGCGCTATGGCGGCGCGACACGCCGCCCTGGCTTTCGTCATGTGGCAAAGACACAGGAGGGTAAGAGAGCACGTCTGATTCCGTTTCAGTATTCGACGGAGCAGAGTTATGTGCTTGAGTTCACGGCAGGATACGTGCGGGTTTTTACGCGGGGCGGAATTGTCGTGCAGAACGGAAAGCCGCTGACGATTCCAACCGAATACGCTGAGGATGACCTGCCCGATATCAAGTATACGCAGTCGGCGGACGTGCTCTTTCTCGTACACGTCAATCATCCGCCGATGACACTCACGCGCTATGGGGTAACGGATTGGAAGCTCGAGCGCATGGATCTCACGGGCGGGCCGTTTGAGGATGCCAACACGCAGGAGGGGCTTAGAATCAGTGCTTCCGCAACGGTGGGGACGGCAACGCTTATGGCGAGTGGCAATTACTTTACGGCGGATATGGTGGGCAGTCTCCTCCGTCTCGGGCACACGATGAGCGGACAACTCCAATCAGGCAATCCCAAAGCGGCACCGCTTGTCGTGCGCTGCGTGCCGGGCGGAACGATCTATGTGGAGTCCTTCGGATTCTGGAATGGCAGTTTTATTGTGGAAAAGCATGACAAGTCGACGGGCAAGTGGATCGCACTCCAAGAACAACACGCGAATCGCACGCAGAACTATACGCTGAACTATACGAACAAGGGCGATGATATTGCCGAATATCGTGTGCGCAGCAACGAATTTGACACCTCTGTATGGGCAAATGAGAACGAGCGGCAGCGTGGCTATGTAACCATTCAGACATTCGCGCAGGATTACTACGGTGTTGCACGTATCACGGGCGTTTCATCGAAAACAAGCGCAACAGCAACGATCATGCGTGCGCTTGCGGATACGGAGGCGACAAATGACTTTTCCCTCTCGGCGTGGAGTGCAAAGAAGGGATACCCGCAAGCGGTGAGCTTCTTTGAAGACCGCCTTGTCTTTGCGGGAAGCAGGTCAAAACCACAGACCTACTGGGCTTCGCAGTCGGGAGACTATTACAATTTCTGGGTCAATACCCCGCAGCAGGACAGCGATGCAGTCACGGGCACGCTCTCGGGCGGTCAGATGAACGGCATTCGCGCCATCATTTCGTTCGGCGAAATGCTCATGCTCACCTCCGGTGGCGAGTATAAGGTTGGCGGCGGCAACGAGGCATTCACCCCAACGAATCAGAAGGCAGAGCCGCAGGAGTATCGCGGCATCAACAATCTAACGCCTGTTGTTATCGGCGGACGCATCGTCTATGTGCAGCATCAAGGCAGCGTGATTCGTGACCTCACCTATAGCTATGACGTGGATAAATATACGGGTGACGATGTATCACTCCTTGCCGCACATCTTTTCGAGGGACATACGATTGTTGCACTTGCCTATCAGCAGACACCGAACACGATTGTCTGGTGCGTGCGGGAGGATGGCATACTGCTTGGCATGACTTACATCAAGGAACAGGACGTTTACGCGTGGCATAAGCACACGACGGCGGGAAAGTTCACGGACGTATGCACGATCTCGGGCGAGCGTGAAGAAGAACTTTGGGCGATTGTAGAGCGGGACGGTACGTATTATGTCGAGCAGATGTCTTCTCAGATACGCAATACCGCGCCCGAGGATCAGTTTTATGTCGATGCGGGATTCCGCTATGACGGGAATCCGAAGATGGAGGTCAAGGGGCTTACATGGCTCGCCGGCAAAGAGGTTTCTGCACTTGTCGATGGGCATGTTCTGCCGGGGCTGCGTATCGATGCGAGCGGGGTGCTGCGCTTGCCGAAAGCATTCCGTAAAATCATTGTCGGACTGCCGTTTGATAGTGTTGTTCAGACCATGCCGATTGAGTTCAGTGTGCAGGATGGCTCGTATATGGGACGCAAGAAGCGCGTATCACGTATGACGATCCTCTTTCGTGACACACGCGGGGGCTTCTACGGTGTGAATGAAAAGCGGCTGGATGAGATCAAGTGGCGTTCGACGGAAAACTATGACAATCCGATTGAGCTCTGCAGCGGCAAACGTCACGTCGTCATTCCGAGTGCAAGTTACGAGGATACCGTCTATCTCACGATCAAGCAGACGGATCCGCTCCCACTGACGATCCTATCCATTGTGCCGGAGGTGGAAGCAGGTGGCTGAATTTACCTACCACACCCCAACCGATGATGATCTCTCCTATCTTGCCGCACATCTGCGCGGAGAGGATCGCCGCGAGCTCGTCGGCATGACGGGGCCGAACGTCGAAGCGGAGGTGATGCGTTGTTGGCGTAACAGCAAAGCGGCCTATGCCTGTTACTGCGACGATGTTATCATTTCGGCTTTTGGTGTTATCGAGACAAATCCGTTCCTGCGGCACGGTATTATCTGGATGCTTGCGACAGCGGAGACAGCAAAGCATAAAATCTATACGGGAAAGAAAACGCGCGAAGGAATCCGCGCGTTTTTGCATGACTGGGAGTACCTCTATAACTACGTCGACCAGGGCAATGACGCGACGATTGCGTGGCTCAAATGGCTCGGGGCGGTCGTTCATGAGCCACAGCCGATGGGATTGTATGGGCTTCCCTATCATCTGTTTGAGTTTTTCAAAGAATTGGAGTGAGCAGCTATGGGTGTAGCGGCAATGGTAGTGGGAACGCTCTTTGCCTCGTGGATGCAGGGGCGGGCGCAGCAGGCACAGGCACAGGCGGCGGCACGTCAGGCGGAGCAGAATGCACAGATCGCACAGATGAATGCGGACAAGGCGCAGGAGACGGCAGAGAGGCAGTCGGAAAACAACAAGATCAATGCCGAAAACGAGCGGCGGCGTGCACTCCTGCGGATGGGACAGCAGCGTGCGGCCATCGGGGCGAGCGGCATCACCGCCTCGGGCAGCGCGGCGGCGGCTCTTGCAGATACGGGCTATGCAATCAATGAGCAAACGGGCATGAACCTCTATAACGGGCGGCAGCGTGTTGACGATATGTTCCAACAGGCGACGGACTTTCAGAATCAATCCGCGTTTCATCGGGCGAATGCGAGTGACTATCGTGCGGCGGGGCGGCGTGCCATGATGAACAGTATGCTCACGGGTGCGTTCTCGCTTGCAACCAATCTCTATACGGGAAAGAGTTTTGCATCACAAAAGACCGCCGAGACAGCAGGGACACAAACCACATTGCAAGGCAAGCCGTTCGGCGATATGGATTGGAGCACGGGATTCCACGGATGGGGCGGCAAGGGAACGAGCTTCGGCCGTCACATAGGGAGCTACACGGCACGTGGGTATGGTATGCCGCGTCAGAGTTCGTTTTTTGAGTTGAAATAAGAGGAGGTCTGCTTTATGGATTTTTCACCGTTTCAGAACAAAGAGGGGATCGGCGCACCCGCAGCGCAGATCGCACGCGTACAGTACAGCAACCCCGGCGCACAGGCACTGGCACAGGCGCAGGGGGAGACGGGTGTTGTCATTGCCAAGGGGGCAGTGGCTCTGAAAGATCAGGTGGAGCAGACACAGGCACTCGCAGCGAACAATATGTATAACAAGCTCATGAGTGAGGGCACGTTTGAGCTCATGCAGAAAAAAGAAGAAGGTGCGCTGAACATCACCGAGGACTATGACAAGCTCCAAAAAAAGACGATGGATGCCGTATTTGCCAAGTATAAGGGCGTTCTGCGCTATGGTGCGGGGGCACGGGCATTCAGTGAGTTTACCGAACGCGACAACGTGACGCGTCGCACGAATGTCATGCGGTATCAACAGGAGCAGCTTGAGGTGTACAAGAACACGCAGTACAAGAATGCTGTGGATGTTTGCCTTGACAACGTGCTTGAATACGGCGGCAATGATGCGGCTATCGATATGGCGTTTAACCGCTCGGATGCGCTGATTGAAGGAAGATGGGGCGGCTATGGGCAAGAGAAGGTAAAAGAACAACAAGAGGTATTCCGCAGACAGGCAGTCGGACAAGCGATGTCCCTTGCGATGCAGACAGCGGACTTTAAGCGCATGGATGAAATCTGCAACAAGTACGGGAAGTATTTAGAGCCCAATCAGCGGACGGCTGCGCTCGGTGCGGTACGTAAACACGCACAGCAGGAGATGGAGTTTGATGAGGCACAGGCGGCCATCGGGGAACTCGGGCTTGAGGCGACGCGGGAGCAGTATCGGGAGTGGTATATCAAGAATCATCATGGAAATGCGCCGAGTTTGGATGCTTTCGATGCCTTTTATAAAAATACAGAAGGTGCTGAATATCAGCTCGGTGCACCCCTCAATGGAGCGAATGGGAAATACGATTGTGGATCGTGGGTTCTGCAAGCTGCTGCGCTCTATGGACTGTACCTTTCCAGCCGTTGTGCGGACGACCAATATGTTGAATTAAAGGAAATGGGGAGAGCGTTCAGCGACCCGAGTCAATTACGTTCTGGTGACCTAGTGTTCTGGACGGGGACGGGCGGCGAGGAAGGGCAATACGGCATTGCTCACGTTGGTATCTATAACGGTAAAACGGGAAAGGTAAGGCAGGCGGGCAATCACGGTGTCGCCGAGATTGATTTGAATACCTATGAAGTTGTCGGATTCGGGCGCGGCGTGATGGAGACGCCGCCGACAGAGATGGAGATCGAGGAGGGCGTTAATAAGATTTGGGCGGCAAAGGAGCAACAGCTTGCGGTGCGTAATCGTGAGGACGATCGCCTGTTTGAACAGGGACAGAGGGCACTTATGCAGCTCCAAAACGACGGACAGTATCATTCGATTGCGGAATATCAGGCAGTCGTCACAAGCATTGCGGGGGATAACCCACGCATCTCTGTAAAACTCTTGAACAGTGCCATGAAAGCGGGACTGGCAGATCAAGCACGGGCAGAAGCGGAGGCGAATCGACGCGCAGCAGCAGAAGCGGCCGCGCTTAAAATATCGGGGCCGGAGTTCAAGTTCAACCTTATGAATGAACTACAAACAGGTAAACTAACTGTTAATAAAGCCTATGACGCGGTTCTTGCCAACCCACATCTGGATGCAAAGACCAGAGAAGAAGCACGCAAGATAATCGATGACTATAAAAATGGGGAAGGTGTGTTCGGGTATGACTGGGCAAGTATTAAACAGGCAGTCAAGGCGCGGCTCGGCGGCACTGAAACAGGAATGTTTAATGCAAACTTTGCTGCGGCACAGGGATCAACCGCCTATCTCATGCGTGAGTATCAAAAAGAGCATGACGGAGAAAAGCCGCCGCAGCAGTGGATGATTGACAAGATGGCCGACGAGATTATACCGATGACAATTTCGGGGAGCGGCGGATTCTTCGGTTTTGGCGGGAACAAGATTGATACCAACGAAGCACAGCTTTATGATCGTGGCATTGCAAGCGTTGTAGAAGCAGACAATGGTGATTACATTGTCACATTGATTCACGGACGCGGCGCGTATCGAATTAAGGCGGACGAGCTTGTAAATGGAATACGGGATGGCAAGACCGGCAAAGAAATTGTAGGGGTACGGTAATAACGGAGGTAATTATGGACGCACAGGAAAGAGAAGCAATCGAAAATCGTTGGAGGCGTAACATTGCAACAGGAGATGTTGGTCTGAAAATTAAGCCTCTCAATGAAAATGCCAGCGACGAGCTGAACGATATCCCGAACTATGCCCCGACAAGTGCCTACACGACCTATGACACGGGCAGGCGTGATGACGCGGGCAATCCGATCATGAGCAGCGACGTGATGGACTTGATGATGACAAAGTCCTATGAGCCGCCGGAGGAATGGTCGCTCTCAAGCGTTGCAGATTCTATTTATACCAAACTGCGGGATAGTTTCTATGAGGGCAGTACGAACCCTGTCAAATTTGAAGATTCTTACAGGGATGTTATTGATCCGCCCGTTTCCGAATCCGTCAGTGTGAAGGACTGGCTCAAAGAGGCTATGCCCGAGGACTTTCAAGCGTCCAAACTCTATGCGGACTTCTTCTACGGCGACGACGAGAAGCGTGAGCAGATCAAGAAAGCGCACGACCTCACGGGAATTCGAGCGGAGACGATTGCCAATGACCCCGAGGTGTGGGAAAAGGTCATGAAGATTGTCCAGCGCACGGAAAAACTCAAGAAGGTGCCCGGTATGCTCGACGCGAACGGCGACCTCAATATGCGGCGTGTCTATGAAGCGATGCCTTATCTCAAAGAGATTGTCGAAAAGCACGGCACGAACGAGGCCGTCATGATGCTTCACAATGCCGAGGGCTTGCAAACAGTCAATGATGCGTACAGCAACGAATTTATGCGGTTTGCTGGAAGTGTTGCAGCGGGCGCGGAGCGCGGTTGGTATAACCTTCGCAAACAGCTCACCTATGCAAATGCAATGATTGACCGCCGCAAGCTCACCGATGCGGAACGCGAATGGGTTGCGTATCTCGACAAGCAGAAAGAAGAGCTGCCCGTATACTCCTACAGCGGTGTTGGTCAGGCGGTCGGTGCGATGATCGGCGGTGCTGCAGAGAATATCCCGATGATTGCATCTACACAGGGGGTTGGAGCTATTGCAGGAGGCATCACTCTTGCCGTGACAAAGAACCCTGGTATGGCAGCAAATGTCGGAAGAGCTGCCGCTATTGCCGTTATGGGGCTTGAGATCGGCGGCAGTCAATATGAGGAGAATCTAAATAAGCTTGACGCGAAGGGACGCGCGATGTATACGCCGACACAGGCGGCGGCACTGTCGGCGACACAGGGGCTTGCCGAGGGCGTGATTGAACAGATTGCCCTAGAGAAGATCGCCCGCACGATTTTTGGGCGGGGTGAGGCAAAGAGCCTGCACGACCTCTATGCAGGTGCAGGAGCAAAAGATTTGGCACTGGCCGCAGAAGGGGCAACTGCAAACGAGGCGGCGCGTGCGCTCATCAAAGAGCGGATTCTTGGCGCGGCAAAAGCGGGCGCAATTACGTTTAATACGGAGCTGCGGGAGGAGTTTGCCCAGCAGGTCTCGGATATGGTCATCGAGAACATGGCGCAGATGACACTCAAGGGCGACGACGCAGAGATTTCCTCCGTCAGTAAAATCCTCCAAAAATCCACTGCAGCGGCAATTGAAGCCGCTCCATCGATCATGGGCTTCGGTCTCATCGGTTTCGGCGGTCATGTTGGCGCACATACGAATACAATGCTCGGGGCACGCGCTCATATGGAGAATCTGATCAAAGACCGCCTCTATCGGAGCGTCAATGAAAATCAGAATCTCATAAACACGGTTGAGGCAGTCGGGGATAACCTGAAGAACGTGCAGGAACTCCAAGGCAAAGCCCCCGATCTCGTGAATGAGATGCTGGACGCTCAGAACCGCCGCTATGGCATGGAGACCACCTCGGTGGATATCGTCTCACTCAATCAGGAGGAGAGCGGCGCGGAGCTTGTGCAGGAGATCGCCGCCGCAAATAATATCAGTGCGGAGGAGCTGCAGGCGTGCGCGGACGGGACGGGGATGCTACCCGTCAAGACATCGACGCTCCAACAGATGACCACGAATCTGGACGAAGGCAAACGCAAGGCACTCTTTCAGAATATCACGAAGTCCTCTGATCTCTATACGGATAAGCAGGTGCAGCACGAGGCGAAGATCGTCAAGGAGATTCTGGGCGCATTTCGCGAAAAGACAGAGGTGGAAGTCGGTGATTCGGTTGACCGCTATGTTGAAAGCGCGTTTGCAGAGCATGAGCACCGCGCCCTTGCACGGGATATTCTTCTTGCGGACGTAGATCACCCCGGTGCAGAAATCCGTCGGCGCATGAATCGTCTGGATGCCGATCTCGCAGAAGTGATGGGGACGCTACAGAATGACGGCAGTGCGGAATCGGCGGAGCATCTTGCCCATATCCAGCCCGAGATCGACAAGATCAACGCACAGAAAGAAGCACTCGAAGCCGTCGCAGGTACAATAAAAAGCCTCCAACCCGGGGATGTTGTCGCAACGGCGGAACTGTCACCTGAGGCAAGAGGCATCTATCATGAGCTTGCAGGTCAGCTCGGCAAGGCAAAGAGCAAGAAAGCCCGTACGGCCGCGCGTGCATCTGCACTCCTTGCGGCACGTTATGCAGACCGTATGGCGGCAATTTATAGTGAAGTGACGGGAGAACCGTATACCGCCGCAGATTATATACGTGAACATCTCAGCGTGGATGCGCGTGTGGATAGTGTGCAGAAAGAGACGGCAAAGAAAAAGGCGGAGATCGTCAAAGCCTTCATTGACGCGCATTTCCCCGAGGAGGATGAACGCGAGATGGCGGTCGCGGCGACCTTGCAGGATGCCGTAAGTCCTGCGAAGGGATGGCGCAAACTCTATAAAGAATTTGTCGCAGAGCGCGATGCCCTTCTTCGTCCTGCTTTGGATGCGCTCGGACGTGGCATGGGCAACGGCGTTGACATCGTCCCGATTGACGACGACGCGCGCGGCATCCGTGTGTCCAATAATGAGCAATGGTATCGGGACTTTTACAAAGAACACGGACGGCCGCCGCGCAAGGACGAACTCATCGATCTTGCCTATCTGCTCACCGTCGGCGATTCCTCTGCCCCGCAGGTGGAAGGGTGGATGCCATCCTCGCAGGAAGATGTCGACGCGATGCAGGAGGCAAGGGCGCAGCTGGACGAACTGAACGGCTATATCCATACGCTTGAGAATATCAAGGAACGTATGATGCAGATGGATGTAGTGGCTGGGAGTGTGTACGCACAATCGACCAATGTACCTTCTGAACAGAAAGACGCTGTGCGCAAGCAGTACGAAGGAACGGCGCAGTGGATGAAAGCCCCGAACGGCGAAGAGACGAATCTTACAGAGGATCAGTGGCTCACCGTCCGTACGCCTGCGTTCAAGGCGTGGTTCGGGGATTGGGAGAATGATCCCACAAATGCGTCGAAGGTCATTGATGAGAATGGTGAGCCGCTTGTTGTGTATCATGGAAGCGATGCAGACTTTAATGTTTTTGACAAGACCAAAGGGCGCGCAAACATGGACATTCAAGGGATGTTCTTTTCCCCGTGGGAACTTGATTCAAAGGGGTATGGAGCGAATGTCCGTGCGTTCTTCCTTAACATTCGTAAGCCTGCTAATGAGGGACAGGGCTACAAGGCTCTGAATCGTCATCAGGGGCAGAACGGCGCAGGAGTCAAGGCACGAGAGGATTTGATTGCGGCTGGATTTGATGGAGTCAATAATTCGGATGAGGAGTTTATTGCATTCGAAGCCAACCAGATCAAGTCCGTTGACAACAACGGCGCGTTCTCTTCCGATGACGTGAATATCTTCCATCAGTCCGCATACCACGGCACGCCGTATGACTTCCGCGAATTCCTGCTTGAGATGATCGGCACGGGCGAAATGGCAGCGGAAAAAGAAGCTGTCCGCAAGCAATATGAGGGAACGGCGCAGTGGATGAAAGCCCCGAACGGCGAGGCGACGAATCTCACAGAGGATCAGTGGCTCACCGTGCGCACGCCCGCATTCAAAGCATGGTTCGGGGACTGGGAAGTTTCAAACGCTCTGGAATTTGCACTTCATGGAGACCCTGTTACGAGTCTTACGGGGAAGGAGTTTCAGCCTGACGGCGTAAAGCTGACGGATAAAGTCCCGCAGTGGTACAAAACGCATTTCAACGGTGTTGCAGCCAATCCTGAGCTTGGAGAGGTCAAGCTTGACCTTGAAGGCGTCAAGGATTCTATGGGGCACGGGATGGGACGCGAAAAGGCGGCGGCGTATGCAGCTGTTCCCTATATCATAAAGTACGGTGTCGTGTATGATCGGCAGACGAATTGGAAGCAGCGCGGATATGATACGGCGGTTATCATTGCGCCGATCAAGTTTGCGGGACAGAACTATATCGGCGAGGTTGTTGTAAAGAGACAGCCAAATCGGCAGGGGTTCTATCTGCACGAAGTCGAGATACAGAAAAAGCTCGAGAGTGCGTTCAAGACCCCCACCAAAGGAGGCGCACCTCAAGCTTCTAGGTTAATTATTGCAGACCATCTCGAAAAAGTCAAGGAGTGCTCCAAGGTTGTTGATGAGAACGGCGAGCCGCTCTCGTCTGCAATCAGTGAGGCGGAGACCCTTGCACAGCCCGCCGAGGAAAAACGGGGGATAAAGGGCAATATCACAGCAACGCACGGCGGTATGCACCGTCTCATCTCTCTCATGGAGTCGGCGGATCAGTCGACATTTATGCACGAGATGGCGCATAACTTCCTGTTTGATCTGGAACACATCGCGGGGCTCGCACCCGAGAGTCGCTATGCCAAAGACCTTGCGGTGATTCGGGAATGGGCATCATGGACGAAAGGTGCGGCGGACGAGTACGCGGGGACAGCGTCTGCGGCAGAGTTCCGTAATCGTGAGGAGAAGATTCTCGCAGCAGAGAAGAAAGGGGACACGGCGGAGGTTGAACGCCTCAAGCGGGAATGGATGCAGGAGCGTTTTGCGCGTGGATTCGAGGAGTATTTGCGCAGCGGAGAAGCCCCCGCACAGGGATTGCGTGCCGTGTTCCGTCGCTTCAAGGCATGGCTCACGCGGATTTACAAGGATGTGACAGGCGCGGGCGTGCGTGCCTCCGCAGAGGTTGAGGCGGTTATGGCGCGGATGATTGCGACGGATGAGGAGATCGAGGCGGCGGCTGTTGTCAAACGTGCGCAGCGTCTCCGAAAGATCGACCCCGAGCTTTTGGACGAGGATTCTGCTGCGAAGATGATGCAGTGGGAAGCCGAGGCAAAGGAACGCGCAAAAGAAACACTGCTCAAAGAGCTCATTCGTGAGATGCAGGGACGCGACGTTGATGCGCACATGAAGGACTACGAAGCGCAGCTGAAAGCCGAGATGCGGGAGAATCCCGTTTGGCAGGCGGAGGCGGTTGCGGAGACCTTCGGTATGGGACAGGTTGTCGCAAGCGGCTATTATCCGACGGTGGAGGCATACGAAAAGGCACGCAAAGATGCCGGTGGCGGCTATGATGCCGTATACAATCGTCGGATGCGCGAGGAGCGGGAACGCTACAAGACAGAGATGCCCAACGCAGAGGCGATTGCACAGCGAGCAGAGGAGGTGCTTGCATCACAGGAATATACTGCGCGTCAGACGGCACTTGAAGGAGAGCTCCTGAACGAGTATATCAAGGCATATGACAATGCGCCGCAGCGGCTTAAGGACGCAATGATCGGTGTCGCTCGTGCGCTCGAACGTGAGGAAGATGCGCCGCTGGAAAAGGCGGTGACGGCTCTCAAATATGCGTTCCGCTGGCAGGAGAAACAGGCGCAGGAGATTGAGGAGTTGCGTGCTCTCGTTGCTGCCACAAAAGAAGCGGGTGCGGAAGAACGTGCAAAGATGCGTGAGAAGTTCGGGGAGGCACTTGCCCGTCTGAAACTCTCTGCTGCGCAGAATGTCGACGCTGTGCGAAGCCTCCGTGATTCGGCGAAGGGCAGGGCCGCAGCGATGCGTGCATACGCGCAGCAGCACCTTGAGACCGTTCCCGTCCATGAGGCGACGAATGCACGACATTGGATGCGTCAGACGCAGAACGCCGCAAAAGAGGCGGAGCGTCACCTCGCGAATATGCTCCGCAAGAACAACGGTGCAGAAAAGGAGGATACGGGAGACAAAGACCTTGCAGCAGCACGATCGGCAAAGACACGGCAGCTTGCGATGGAGGCAATGACGTACGAGAGTATCAAGCTGAAACGCGAGCTTGACCGCATGGTGAAATACTTCGCTCGCCGTGAAAAGAACCTTGCCAACGATAAGACGGCAAAGATTGACGGCAATCACCGCTATTTCATCCACCATCTGCTCTATGTGTTCGGTCTGCGCCGCTCCGACGGGATGCCTCTTATGGGAGATGGTGCGCGGAGCTGGTCGGCACTCATGGAGGAACTCAAGACCTCCAATGATGGACTTGACGGCGTGGAGATTCCCGATTGGCTTTCTTCTGCTGCAACGGCACGCGACAAACAGCGTAAATACACACAGCTCTCCATGCAGGAGCTTCGCGATCTTCGTATGCTCATTGAATTTCTCTATGTGACGGGGCGCAACAAGAACACGCTCCTCACATCGGGCGAGAACATCGATGAGGTTGCGGCGCGTATGTACGAGAACTACGAGGAGCACATCGGCATACAGGAGGGCGGCAAAGAAGCGCATACCTATATGGTGCAGCTTCTTAAGGCAGAGACGATGCTTAAAGTCATAGGTGGCAGGGATGGAGCTATTATGCACTATCTCTACAACACCCTCTTTGACGCGCAGGAGAAAAAGTCGGAGGCTCTGGCAAAGAACGCCGAACGCCTAAAGGCGATCATCGGACAATACTATACGGCGAAGGAACGGCGGCAAATGTCGGACAAGAAGATCGGCATTGTACTCACGGACGGCACGGAACTCACCAAGGAAAACGTGCTTTCGATGGCTCTGAACTGGGGGAATAAGGGCAACCGTTCCCGCCTTGTCGCAGGGCTTTCGACGAAAACGCCGTACACGGAGAAGGATGTCACGGAGATTTTTGAAAAGACGATGACCGTGAAGGATTGGGCATTCGTACAGGAGATGTGGGACTATCTGAACGAACACGGCGATGCGGTCAATGAGGTCGTTGAAAAAACCACCGGCACGCCGATGAAGCGTGTTGCGCCGGATGAATTTACGATTGAGGCATCGACGGGAGAGACACTGACCATTCGCGGCGGGTACTATCCGATTCGGTACGACCCGAAACGTTCCGACCGTGCGGCAGATCAGGAACTTGCAAGCGTTGCAGAATCCGTCGGCGGAGCAATGACGTTCGGAACTGGGATGGGGTCGACAAAGAATCGTGCAGACGGTGCGCCCACGGGGCGACCGCTTGATCTATCTCTGGATGTCATGTATCGGCATATCGACCAGCAAATCCATATTGCGACGATGCGTCTTGCCTGTCGTGATGTCTATAAGCTGCTCAATCATGCGGCAGTCAAAGAGTCGATCTTACAGTCACTCGGCAAGGATGCCTATGACAGTTTGAAACGATGGTGTGAGAGTACATGGCAAGAGCCGATGAACAACAATCTCTACATCGAGACGCTTGCCGAGGAGTGGCGTGCGAACACGGTAACGGCAATCATGGCATTCCGTGTATCGACTGCGGTACTCAATTTTGCCAACATCGCACCGATGGCAGACCGCCTCGGCACGGTGAATGCAATCAAAGCGATGCTGCTCTATCTCCGTCATCCGCAGAAGATTCGCCGTTTCGTGCGTAACGATTCGGTATTCATGCGGAATCGTGCGCATAACATGGATCGTGATCTCAACACGCAGGGCAAGAACATCTTCGGCGGGAAAACGCCGTTCCGCAAATTCCTCATCCAATGGGGCGCGGCTTTTATGAAGGAGACGGATATGCTCTGCAGCATACCGACCTATTACTGGACGTATCAGGAGCGGTACAACAAGGAGGTGATGGATGGGACGGATGAGATTATTGCCCGTGAACGTGCGCACAGAGAAGCCCACGAGGCAGTACGTTCGATCTTTGGTTCTGCGGATGCGATTGACCGCTCGGCGGTGCAGCGTTCGCAGAGGGGGCTGGTCAAAGCGTTAACGCCATTCTTTAGCTTCTTCAACGCACAGATGAATGCGGTGTGGGAGAAATACTATGCGGGGCGGTACGATCAGCATAAGAAAAATTTTGTTGAACGTTACGCTTCGTTCGTGCGCTCCTATCTGTTCCGTTTCGTTGCGATGGCCGCAATTGAGACGGTGATCCGGCAAAGCCTTGAGGCATTTTCAGCAGGAAGCGGGGATAAGAAAGATAAAGATGAGTGGTACAAGAAGTTCCTGAAGCATTGGATGGCAAACTCTCTCGGCAGTGTGACAAGCGGCTTCCCTGTTATCAATGCGGTAGGCGAGGTCGTGCAGGGGGAGATTACGGGCAAGCTGCAGCAGAACCGTAACAGCGGCGTTGTGTTCGCAGCGATCGGGCGATTTACTGACCCAATCCAGATGGCACATTCTTTGCAAAGCGACAAGTCCAAGATTGATGCGATTGATTTTGGACGTGCGCTGACCAAAGCATATCTCGGTACAAAGCACGGTGTATCGGACACACTGACCGATGGTTTCTGGAATACGGCACGCTTTATGACCGATAACTACCGGCTCAACAATCCCGATGATTTGCGGGAGTTTATCGCAAAGACGATTCTGGACAAGAAACTCAAACAGAAATAGGAGGCATCAACATGACGGTTGAAAATCCGAATGTGAAGAACACGTATGCAGGGAACGGTTCTACAACCGTTTTCCCATTTACATTTCAGCTCAATCCAGAGGACGTGAACAATGTCTTTGTTACGCTCAGCAATGAGGAAGGAACAGAGATCGAGACAACAGATTTTTTGCTGTCTCTCAGTGATAAGAGTGTGCGCTATCCAAAGAGAGGCGCACAGCCTTTGCAACATGGATGGAAGATTACCATTCATCGGCGACTTCCGTACACACAAACACTCAATCTGATGAGTCAGGGGCCATTTTTCGCAGAGGACATTGAGGGGCAGTTTGATCGACAGGAGATGCAGATTCAGCAGCTTGCGGAGGCTGTTGATCGCTGCGTGAAGGGGTCAATCAGCGGCGGAAAGCCGCCCAACGTGAAGATCATCGAGAAACATATACACGGGGGTGGTGGCTCCGGGCTGCTGTCGTTCGGGACGATAGCGGAACTCCTTAACAACGGTGTGAAAGGTCTGTCTGAGGGGACGGAATTTAAGACCCTTGGGTATTACCGCCCGTTCGACGGCGGCGGCGCAAACTATCTTGTCCGCTATCTCTGGTCGGCGAGTGCTTATCCGTGGGCAATCGATATTGGTGCAACAGAGGAGACGGAATACGAGCTGGTCTATCAAAAGGACGGCACGCCGGAAACGGATGCGAATGGCGCATATATCCTCAAGACGGATGCACAGGGGCGGCCGATTCCGCTCTATGAGGCGGACGGTCATACGCCGAAGAAGAAACATCTGTATGCAGTGATTGCTGAATCTGTGGTGAACTATCGGCAATTCGGCGCAAAGCTCGATGGTGCGACGGATGACGGGAATGCGATTTCCCTGTGTCACAAATACCAAAAAGAGACGTACACCATCGAACCACTCACAGGGCGTAAGCATTATACGGTGCGCGTGGAGAATCACGAGGGAATTATCCGTAAGGACAACAACAATCCGATCATGTGCTGCGGGAACATTGATCTTTCGGGGTCAAAACTCCTCATCAAGGACGATAATGCGACCTGGTTCGGCTTTTATCTCTGGGGGGATAACGAGGAGGATTATTTCACGTTTGAACCGCTCAAGGAGACGACGGACAGTTTCAGGAAGGACAATTTTGTCATAAAGACAGCGGGCAACTATAGCTCCCTCCATCCGAATGCACTGCTCGCTCTGCGCGAAGATCCCTATGCGGTGCGTGATGACGGCGGCTATCTGTATTCTGAGCCGCGCTATGAGCTCCTGCTGCATACGATGGACGGGCTGCTCACCTCGCCGCTGACGTATGACTGGAACAACCCGGGCGGGCTTGAGATCAGCTCCACGGTCTCGGACTACAATTCGCACGCGGTGACGACGCAGACGGTGAACTCGCATTTCAAATGCGGCTATACGATGCTGCCCGCGACGCACTATCACTTTGTCGGCTGTGATGTGGAGATACAGACGACGGCGAATAAGTACTGCTCGGTGCTCTGGTGCAAATGCCACAACGCGCACATTCGAGGGTTCAACTTCCGCCCGGACAGCACCCAGATGCACAATACGCGCTTCAAGAACACCATGATCTATCTCTGGGGTGCGTATAATGTAGAGGTTTCGGATATTGTGGGGTTCAATGCGGCGGGCAAGAAGCAGGGGAGCAGCAATGCCACCTCTGGCTATGTCCTGCGTGCGACGAACTGTCTGCAGGTGCATCTGCATGATATCGCGGTGCAGGGGTACTGGGGCGCAACGGCGATGAACTGCGTGAAGGATGTGCACGTGACGCGCGTCTCCATCAACCGTCTGGACATTCACAACTATTTCTATAACCTCTACATCGACCAATGCAATCTCTTTAACCACGCCATCCAGATCGGCGAGGGGCGCGGGATTGTGCAGATCACGAACTCCAATTTCTACATCAACAAATTGGAGGCGGACAGCTATCCGAACGCACATCTTTTGGAGTTCAACCTGACGTACGGGCGCATCTTCGAGGGGCGTGTGCTGATCGAGGGCTGCAATGTGTATCTGAAAGACCCCGACGGCAAACAGTTTGATGTATGCAAGATCGACTTTTCGCCCGAAGCGGTTTCGACGCTGGACAGCTACCGATTCCCTGATGTGACGATCCGTGACTGCCACTTCTATAGCTACAATCCCGATACGTATCTGGTCTACTTCATGGTCGCAGGGAAAAGGAACTGCAAGACGAGCACGAAGGGACCATCGGTCATGGAGGGGATGAGCCGCGACCTCGGCAACGATGCGAAGGGGACGCTCTCATGGCGTTATGTAGGGCGCGGGATTGACTGGAACAGCGGGGAGGTTCCGGATGGTGCTGAGCTGGATGTTGTCCCAGGGCAGTACGTTCGTACCTACAAGAAGTTTTTGGACACGGGCGGCAAGACGGCGTTCTTTGATTTTCGCTATTATCTGGTGACACAGGCGGGGCGGCTGCCCGTACCGACGGCGGACAATACGCCGACGGATGAGAGCGGCGCGGAGTTCCCTCTCGGAACGGCGAAGGTGTGTTATGCAAAGCGGCATCGATGGGAGGCGGCGCGCAGCTATGCCGTAGGAGACGCCTGCTTTACCGAGGCTTCCCCGTGGCTGCCCGTCTACTGCTATGTATGCACGGCGGCGGGTACATCGAACGGTTGGCGACCAACACATACGGCGGGCAAGGTGATTGAGGGCGAGGATGTCTATCCCAAGAATCTGGATGCGTGTTACTGGCAGTATGTAAAATCTGCGGACGCATTTGTTACGAAGACGTTTGTGCCGCGCATGGAAGTCGTGGCAGGCGATGTGCTCTATGCCGACCACCGTCTTTATCAGGTTCTTGCAAGCGGAACACTCACGGAAGTGCCGCCGCTTCATACGGGCTGGCTCAGTTCATTCCGCGAGGGGACGGCGCGTCTTTCCTTCATCGGGAAGGATTGGAAATCCGTGGCGTGGTGGGCAAAGGGAGCATATTGCCTTTCCTATGACGCGGCAGGCACGCCGCAGATTTATCAGCTCGTCGATCAGGACGGCACGACAAGCGGCGAGATTCCTGTGCCCGGCAATGGACGCTGCGTTGACGGAGATATGATCTGGCAGCATACACAAGAGGCGGCAACAAAGGAGTGGAAGCCGCAGACGCAGTTCTTCGAGGGGGATGTGGTCTCCCATGATGGGAACCATTATCGCTGCGTGTTCGACGGACGCCTGGAACTGCCAAGTCAGATCAACATCGAGAACATTACGACGAATATCAAGGGCTCGGGGGATGTGTTCGCGTTCTGGGAAGGCGGCACGGACATTCCTACAAAGGTCGGCCCGACGGGGCAGTGGAAGATCACGGTGGACAATGCAGACTGCTGCCGCTTCCGCACGTTTGCGAACGGTTATTTCGGTCATGCGGGCAATCCCGCGCCGACGATCACGATCACTACTAGTGGGGCATCTGGAACAAGCGGGTATACAAAGGGAGAAACAGATGCACTGCTGCGTGATAAGGCGAACGTCAACCACGGGCATCATCTCCCTGCCCCAGAAGCCGCAGACAATACAAGATTCCTGCGGAATGACGGGACGTATCAGAAGGTTACACCTGATGCAATCGGCGCATACACGAAAGGAGAAACCGACACGCTGATCGGGGACAGAGCCCCACTTGCATCCCCCGCGCTCACGGGGAAACCGACCGCACCCACAGCGACACAGGGGACGAATGACACGCAGATTGCAAACACTGCCTTTGTTGCACAGGCAGTCGCAACCCT